GGATTGTGTTCAACGGCACATCCGGTGTCACCAGAAGATACCGGCACTACCATAGCCAATGAGGGCACCTATGCGCTAACGAAGGACAACGTGGCGACGGTGCGTGAAGCGATGATGGCGTTCAATGATGACAAGGGCAATATCGTTGCCGTGTCACCTAACACGCTATTGGTTCCGCCCGAACTGGAAGACGAAGCGCTGGTTATCGCCGGGTCGCTGCTCGATCCAACGAGCGGCAATAACGCGATTAACCCGCAGTCAGACCGCTTCCAGGTTGTGACGTGGCACTATCTGACTGACTCCAACGCGTGGTTCATGATTGACAGCTCGCTGATGAAGCTGAGCCTGGACTGGTGGAATCGCGTGCCGTTGCAGATCAAACCGTATGCGCAGGACAACACCATAGACCTAGCATATATCGCATATATGCGGTATTCATATGGCTGGTCAGACTGGCGTTGGGTCTACGGTAATAATCCGAGCTAACCTGGGAGGGTGACATGACTATAACGGCCTATCCAAATGGGGTTAGTTCATTCGGCGTGCCAGTGATGGGCAGTGGTGTGAATGTTCCGTTCACTACCGGCAGCTACTTTTTTGTCGATAGCGGGACGGGCCTTAGCACCAATCCCGGTACCTTCGAGTATCCGCTGGCAACGATAGACCAGGCAATCGGCAAGTGCACAGCGAGTGCGTTTGATGTGATTGTTGTGTTTCCTGGTCACGCCGAGACTATATCGGGTGCTACCTCATTGGCGATGGATGTAGCAGGTGTACAGGTCATTGGCTTGGGCACTGGGGCGCTACGGCCAACGCTAACCTATAGCGCTACGGATTCAATCATCAACGTAACTGCGGCCAATTGCACGCTGGAAAACCTGTTGATTGTCGGGAACGTGGACAACATCGTAACGGGCATTGCAGCGAGTGCGGCGGCTGACGGATTGACGTTGCGCAATATCGAGATGCGCGATGGGGCTTCGAACAAGGAGTTCCTGATTGCGATTTCGATTGCGGCGCTTTGTACCGATGTAACGATAGATGGGTTCCAGTTTCATGGCTTGGGCGGTGGCATGACCGAGTGTATTTTGCTCGTTGGTGCGGCTGATCGCTTTAAGCTACTGAACTCATACATTCGGTGCGATGCTTCAGCGCAGGCGGTTGATGGCGCGGCGGCGGCGTCGGTTGGCGTCGTGGTTAAGAACAACCTGGTGATTAATATCGACACGGGTGCTGGACTGGGCATCGCGTTCCACGACTCATCTACTGGATTTGTGTCGAGCAATCACGTTGCAAACCTGAAGGATACAGTTGTAGGTCTTTCGGGCACTGGCCTTGCATATTGCGAGAACTATGCAAGCAACGCGCTCGGCGCGTCTGGCATTATTCTGCCAGCGGTGGATTCATAGCCAAGGTGGGGGGGGCGGGCGCAATCTCGCTCCCCTCTTGAGAGGCAAACACTATGAGGAGCTTAAACTATGTTCCGCGCGTGGTGAACGTGCCGTTGACTGTTACGCTAGATGCATATACGGCGGCGGATGTTGTGGGCGGTCGCTTGTCATGCGTAGTTCCACAAATCGCGGGCGGCGGCTTTATCGCTTGGGTGCGACTGGTTGATGATGCAGACCAGGCTGAGGGTTATGACCTGCACTGCTTTTATCAGCAGCCGAGCAGCATTGCGAATGATGCGGCATGGGCACCCACTGAGGCCGACCGACTGAAGCACTTCACGACGATCAACATCGCGGCGGGGGACTATGACCAATCCGGCGCGGACGCCAGCGTAATCAGCGATGGCAAAGACAAGACGGCGGGCGAGTATCTGTTCTTCCCGCCGCTGTCCGATAACGTCATGTACTTCTATCTGGTGGCATCGGATACGCCGGACTATGCGGCGGCGGATGACTTGACGCTGGATATTTGCTTCATGGTGCTGCGCTAGGCGGTGAGCGATGACTTTTACATGGGTCGGCGATCTGAGCACAGACCTGGACAAGGTGCGTTTTCATATCGGCGATACGGATAGCACCGGGTTCTGGCTAGAAGACGCGACCATCAACGCGCTAGTCACCAGTGAGGGCAGCGTGGGCGGCGCGGTAGTTGCCTGTCTGCGCTACATCATCGGGCAGTTGTCGAGGCCCGACTTCAAAGCGGACTGGCTGACGGTGAGCCATGCCGAAGCACGCAAAGGGTATCAAGCGCTGCTGGGCATGAAGCAGCGCGAGTTCGGTGAGGCGGCTATCACGGCCAGCGCAGTTGTGTCGTACCGGCGCGACAGCTTCCAGGACAGTGATGTTGACTATGACGGAGACTAGGCCGTGACAATCCGAGTGCCCACCGCAATACGTGGTTACATGCGCGCGCAAGCGAATGCGCTGCTGACTGACACCTGCACGATTGAACGCTTGGCGGACACGACGGACGCAGCCGGTGCAGCGGTCAATGACTGGGAAGTCATGAGTAGCAGCATTGATTGCCGGATGATAACGATTGGTCAGCGTATGACAACCGATCCACTGGTCAAAGCGGAGCGTGCGGTGCTACCGGAGCGTTATCGCATCGTGTTGCCCGCGGGCACGAGTATCGCCCCACAATATCGTATCACGCTTGATAGCGACGATTCGCGGTGGTTGGTATCGAATGTTGCCACTAGTCAAACCGATGAAGTGAGCGTGACAGTAGTCGTTGTACCGGAGACGCCATGACCGCCGACCTGATAGTTAAGGTGGATATTCGTGAGCTTGGGCGCTTGAGAAAAGAAACGCCGGAGCGTGTGAGTCGGTTTCTTGATGGCGAGGCCGAGGAAATGGTGAACGGTATCAAGCAAAGCATCCAGGATCACTCATCAGGGCGGCGCTATGGCAAGCACATTGCTTCGCTTCCTGGTGACCCGCCCAACGTAGATGAGGGCCGCCTGATTAACTCGTATACCTGGGAACGCGATGGCAAATATGTGCGCTATATCGGGACTGATGTGGAATATGCGCCGATGCTAGAACTTGGGACAAGCAAGATGTCACCTCGTCCGCATGTTGGGCCGGAGGTGGAACGTGAACGCCAGCGCATTGGCGGCAACGCGACACGGTTTGGGCTGGTGAAATGAGCGAATCGCCACAATATGCAGCACGGCGCGCGGTGCAAATGCGGTTATCCGGTGCGGGCGCGTGGGGCAATCGCGTTCGGCAAGATCGCGGCCTGGCAACATGGGAATTCCCTTATGTCGTGCACGTATTCAGTGGCGGCGGAGAACGCAACCGCAGAAAACAAAAAAGCGATCCAGAGGTTGTGCTGTTGGTCAAGGCAGTGAGTGATAACGCAAGCCAGGCCACAGCAGCAGCCGCAGCGATTGCTACGCTGCTAGACGATAGCGGTATTCAGGATGATGCCGATGACTATCTACAGGGCGGAGCGAGCTGGTCTATCCTGGCCATCACGCAAGAGGACTACATATCATACACGGAATACGTAAGCGAAACTCGCACAATCTATCATGAAGGCGCGCGGTATCGTTTCGTAATGGAGGCAATATAACAATGGCAGCCTATGCAGACAATGACATCTATCTGGACATTGACGGGACGCAGATTGACTCGTATTTCAAGTCTGTAACCATCACGCCCAGCGTAGCCACGATTGACGTAACGCGCGGCAGTGGCACGGATCACGTTGAACGCGCCGTGGGACTGAAGGACACGTCAATCTCAATGCAGATTGGCTATGACACCAGCAATCCCTCAACCATCATCCAGCTGTTACAGCCGGGCGTTGAGGTAACAGTTACCTACGGACCAGAGGGCAACGCTAGCACAAAGCCGAAGCACGTGCAGAAGTTCGTCTTTTCCAGCGCGCCGCACACGGTAACAGTAGGCAAAGATGAGGTCGTATGGGACGTGAGCGGCGAAGCAACTGATGCGCCAACAACGGATATGTATGCCGGTGGAGTGTGGGCCTAATGGCCAGCCAAGCGCTTAACGAGAGGCCGCAGTTTGACTATAGCAATTATAGTCGCAAACAGCAGAAACGCTTGACGCGCTTGCAGTTCCAGGTTCAACGGCTTGCTACGAAACTGGATGAGCAAGGCGCGGATATGCCAGATGAGGCATACGATGCGGCGCTTGATGAACTGGACGTGCTCATTGACAAGTTGGAGCGTATGGCGCTAGCGC